ACTTTAGAAACTGGTGCATTAAGAATTGTTGTACCGAATACAATTAAATCTATTGCAGGGCCTATTAATTTTGCAAGTCCAAGTAACGTACACAACTTACTTACTGATACAAAGATGGCAAAATTATCATTGGCAGGAAACTTAACACTTGGTGGAAGTATAGTTACATTAGGTAATGAAGCAACAGACACTGTTGACTTTAATACACCGTTTGATCAAGACTTATATCCAGATCAAACAAATTCATATACTTTAGGTACTTCATATAAACGTTGGCAAAATACATATCTAAGTAAACTAGACATTGATAGTTTTACACTAAATGAAAACTACATTCAAGTTAATAATACAAATGAAAATTTAGAATTACGTGCTAACTCTTCAGGGTTTGTAAAATTTGATGATCTTAAGTATACAAATAATTCTATATCAACAGATACAAGCGATATTACATTTGAACCATCAAATGGTTTAGTATTAGATTCTACAGAATCTGTAGTATTACCGATAGGAAACAACGGTCAACGTGTTGACAATGTTGGTGATTTACGTTATAATACACAATTAAATATCTTTGAAGGATACAATGGTGGAAATGTAAGTTTCCCAGGATTATATGACACTAATAGAAATACATATTTTGATCTAAGTGATAATCAGTTTGTTTTTGTTACAGGCGGCAATAGAAATACAACACTTACAGGACAGATATTAGAAACAAACAGATTAGATTCTCAAAATTCTCTTAGTATTGACGGTAATACTATTACAAGTGCTACTATAAATTCCGATATCCAGTTTTTATCAGACGGAACCGGTAGTATTGGCCAGGAAGATCTTGTGTTTAAAGAAAATACTATTACTAATACACTAGACACTCCTTTTACATTTAGTTTAGCAGACATTTATTCTTACTTAAAATTTGATCAAAGTAAAGGACTAGTTGTTCCTTATGGTTCAACTGCACAGCGTCCTACAAGTCCAGAGATAGGTCACACAAGATTTAATACAGATCCGGGTAAAGGATTCCTTGAATCGTGGAACGGAACACAGTGGGTATTAGCCGCAGGTGGTGGTGAATCAGTAACTGAAGAATATGCTGAAGATGTGAACTTCCTTTGGAACATTATCCTCTCATAAAAGCCAAAAACATATAAATACTAGTAATGCTACAAAGGAAGACCAATCCGTAGCAGGAATTACTGTGGTCAACCAGCAAAGAGCCGAAAGGATGAAAGTTAGGTTGGAGGGACAGGATCCCCGTTTATAGGAGAATAAAGTGGCAGTTGGTCGTATATCTGGTCCGCTTTTGAAGGCAAACCTACTTCGACAAGGAGTAGATCTCGCTTTTGAAACGGATTTATTGTACTTAGATGTTAATAATAGCCGAATAGGAGTTAAAACTAACTCACCTGCGACTGCTCTCGATGTAAACGGAACAGCAAGAATTCAAACATTAGATATTTTAGACACTACATTACCAATTGGTAATATTACTATAGATGGTGCTACTAATACAATATCTACAAGCCAACCTATTTTTACTATTACTACACCAAACAGTGTTATCTATCAAGATAAACTAAATGTAGATGATATTGAAATTGATGGAAATACAATTCGTGCAACAGCAACGAATCAAAATTTAGAATTTAGACCAAACGGTACTGGTACAGTTAACTTTATTGGTGATACAAATATCACTGGTAACTTACACGCAACTGGAAATATTACAGCAGACGGTGATATTACTATTGGTGACGACGATACTGATACCATTACAATTAATGCTGACATTGCTTCAGACTTAATTCCAGATGTAACTGATACATATACAATTGGCTCCCCAACTAAAAGATGGTCACATGGTTATTTTAATGACTTAACAGCAACAAGTATTTCAACTGTTGGACTTGCTATTGGAGATTTAGATCTTACAGCAGTTCCTGGTAATATTTTTTATGTTGCAAAAAATGGTAATGATTCAGGATTAGGCGAACACCCACAAGATCCATTTGCTACACTAGCACACGCACTAACACAAGTAAGCGCAGGAGACACTATTCACATTTACCCAGGAGAATATACAGAAGTATTTCCTTTAAATGTTCCATCAGGTGTAACTATTGTTGGCGAAGGTATAAGAGCAGTTAAGATTATTCCATCTGCAGGAACAAACAACGAAGATGCATTTATTTTACAAGGTGAAGCAAGTGTAATGAATTTGACTGTTGCTGATTTTTATTATGATTCAATAAACAATACTGGATATGCGTTTAGATTTGCAAATAGTTTTAAAGTAACTACACGTAGCCCTTACATTAAAAATGTTAGTGTAATTACAAAAGGTAGTGTAACATCAGCAAGCGATCCAAGAGGATTTGATCAAGGAGATGCTGGTAGAGGAGCATACTTAGATGGTGAAGTAGCAACTGCTGACTCACGCGAAGCAAGTATGTTGTTTCATAGTGTTACATTTATTACACCCGGAGCAGTTGGACTTTATGCAACCAACGGCGCAAGAGTAGAATGGTTAAACTCTTTTGTTTACTTTGCTGATAAAGCAATGGTAGGTGAAAATGGTGCTAACGGATTAAAAGGTACAGGACGTACAAAAACTAAACTAAGTGGTTTAGTTGGAACTCCATTAGTTGGAAATACATTTACATATGTTGATTCACAAGGTGCAAATGTAAATGCTACCGTAAATGAAGTAGATGGAAATTACGTTTACCTAAATGGAAACGTTGCAGGAGTAGAAACCAAATACGAAAGAACTGGCAAAACAATTTTAGCAAACGGTGATGCTCAACTTGATACAACAATTAAAAAGTTTGGCACTGGAAGTTTAATGTTAGACGGTACTGGCGACAGTGCGTCTACTGCTAGTGATACAGACTTTGGATTTGGTACAGGAACCTTTACAATGGAAGGTTGGTTCTATGCTAACATTGGCGGCTTTACAGGATTACGAGGACTAATTGATTTTAGAGCAGGCACAGCAACAGATACAGGATTATATCTTTATACAGACAACGGTGTTACTAAAGTTTATTACAACGGTGCAGAGATTTTAACAGATACTGTATCATTAGCAGTTGAAACATGGCATCATATTAGTGTAACACGTTCAGGAACAACTATTAATCTTTATGTTAACGGAACAAGAGTTGATAGTGATAATGCATTTGGTTCAGACTTAGGAACTACAAAGCCGATTGTTATTGGAGCAAGGTATGATAGTTCAGCAGATAACTTTAGTGGATATATCGACGATGTTAGAATTTCTTCAACAGCCAGATATACACTAGGTACATACATTTTACCACTAGGCGAAGTTGCAAACGATAACAGTACTGTTTTACTTTTAAGATTTAACGGTGCAGATAGTTCAGCAGTGTTTGATGACGAAACTGTAGTTCTACAAGAAATTTCTTTCAGCGGCGGCGCATATGCAACAGCAATTGAGTTAACAGACTTTTCAGACTTTGGTTGTGAAATTAGAGCAATAGGAAGTGCTTGTGTTTATGGTAACTATGGAATTTACGGAGATGGTAACGGTGTTATCATGTATCTTATTTCGCAGAACCTTGCATACATTGGTAACGGTAAAGAAGTAGACAATGATCCAACAACAGTTATTCAAAGCCAAGAAGTTACAGAATTAAATAGTGCTCAAGTTTATTATAGTTCAGTAGATCACAAAGGCGATTTTAGAGTAGGAAATATTTTCCATGTTAATCAACAAGACGGTACTGTAAACTTTACTAATGCAAACTTTAATATTGACACTTTACAAAGTGTAAGATTTAGTACAGGTACATCGACAACTATTATTGATGGAGACAAAGTACAAGTTGGTGATGTTAAGTTAAGCGGAAATACTGTTGAAAGTTTAAGTGGAGATTTAAACTTAGACTCTTCAAATGGAATTATTAATTTTGCTGATGATGTTAATATTGCAGGTAATCTTGATGTAACAGGTGATGTTACAATTGGTGGTAATATTACAATTGGTGACGAAGCAACTGATAGCATTGAAATTGTAGCAGGTATTTCAAGTAACTTAGTACCATCACAAGATGGAACATATACATTAGGTACAATTACAAATTCTTGGAAAACTTTATATGCTGGTGAAGCACAGATTGATGACATTAATATTAATACTAATGTTATTCAAACAACTAATACAAACCAAGATTTAGAATTACGTGCTAGTGGTACAGGTAGTATTGTAGTTGACAATTTATCTTTCAAAACAAATATTATTTCAGCAAATACTGATATTATTTTAGAGCCTGGAAGTAAGCGTGTTGATATTAATACAACAGGTAGTTTAACAATTCCAAGAGGAACAACATTAGAACGTCCTGGTACAGCAACAGTTGGTATGTTACGTTATAACACAGATACTGATGTATTTGAAGGGTATGATGGACAGTGGATTACACTAAACGGTGTGCGTGATGTTGACCAAGACACATATATTTTAGCAGAAGCAACACCCGGTGCTGATGACGATACATTATATTTTTATGCAGGCGGACAACTAGTAGCAGACGTAAATAGTACTAGATTCAATGTTGCTAAACTAGCAGTTGACGACATTGAAATTGAAGGAAACACTGTAAGAGCAGTTACAACCAACTCAGATCTTAATTTAAGAGCCAACGGAACAGGCCGAGTTGTAATTGAGAACTTTGGTTTCAATCAAAATTCGATAACTAATACTGTACCCGGCGCAGTTACTACACTTGCTCAAACAGGTCTAGGTTACTTTAAAATCGAAGGTACAGGTGGGTTTGTTATTCCAGTAGGTGACTTGTCAGATAGACACCCAACACCAGAAGTAGGAATGATGAGATTTAATACTGATGATGACAGGGTTGAAATTTACGACCCTACTAATGTTTGGGTATCAGTAGCAGGTAGTTCAGGTGCTGTATCAGCACAAGACGCAGAAGAAATTGCAATTAAAATGGCAGTTACGATAGGATAATAAAATGGCAACGTTTTTTAAAAATAAAGTAGAAAAAAGTATAGGAACAGTAAGGGTACCAGTTTACGAAGCACCTCCAAGTGCAAGAGCAACTGTTATCGGTTTAAGTTTAGCAAATTTAACTTCGTCTGTTGTAAGTGCTAGTGTATTAATTGCTGATGATACATCTGTAGTAGGTTACTATTTAAAAGATGTATTGATTCCACCGAATTCAACGTTAAAAGTTTTAAACGGTGGTGAAAAAATTATTTTAGGTTCAACAAATATATTATATGTTGAGTCAGATATTAACGACAGTTTAGACTGTGTAATGAGTTTTGTGGAGATAGTATAATATGTCACAGTGGTATGCGGGTCAAACAATTACAGAAACTATTGAAGATAATCTTGGAGAAAGATATTTTTATGGTTTACGTAGAACAGATGCCGGTGAACTATTTTTAGGAAAACTAGATCAATTAAGTTTGAATGATACTATTCAAATTAATAAAGAAGGTGATCCAGTAGACAACTATACAGATTTTGACGAAGGTGGAGAATTTTTTGAAGGTAGAGATTCTGCACATAACTTAACATATAAGAATTTAAATTACGAACAGTTTCGTTGGGATGATGCTAACTTATTTTATTATGTAAATGACGAAGGCGAACTAGTTGTAAGAATTAATCAAGGTCCAAATGAAGGTGCAGTACAGTACGCAGGAGATGCAATTACTATTATAGATAGTGATAGAGAATGGGATAATACTAACCTTACAATGGACAATAACAATATTACGTATGACCAAACATAGGAGCGTTAGGAGCAAGATATGACAAAACAAGTAGTTAACGTAGGGGTTCTTCCAAATGATGGACAAGGTGATAACCTTAGAGCCGGTGCTACAAAAATTAATAATAACTTTACGGAGTTATACACAGCATTAGGCGACGGCGACCAATTAACGGTAGTTGTTAATAATGTTTTAAACTCTTTTCCTCCAACATCAGATGGTAACAACAAGGTTACATTCTTATATGATGAGTATGCTGATCTTCCTAACCCTACAACATATGACGGAATGTTAGCAAAGGTTACTGCTGATGCTTGTGTTTATTATGCTCATGATAACTCCTGGAGAAAAGTACTTGATGAATCTTCAACACTAGATCAATTATCTAACATTGCTTCAGCAACACCGAGTGACGGTCAAGCATTAATTTGGAACGCTTCCAATAATAATTGGGCTCCTGGCAACGTAGCAACCGAAGGTGGTTCTAGTGCATTTACAGCACTAACAGATACTCCCGGCGCTTACACAGGTTCAAACGGAAGATTGCTTAGAGTAAACAGTGCAGGCAACGGATTAGAATTTAGTAGTGCAATTACATCTGCTGAAGTTGCAACAATTCCAGTTGGAGCATTAAGTAACGTATCAAGTTCTGCTCCTGGAACAGGCGATGTACTTAAATGGGACGGCGCACAATGGGCACCAGGTGCTGATATTGCATCAGGTGGCTCAGGCTTAGATGCTGATACACTTGACGGCTTTGATAGTGCATACTTTTTAGATTATACAAACTTTACAAACACACCAACATTATTTGGAGGTGCATTTACAAATTTAACAGATACTCCTAGTGCATTTACTGGCGCGGCAAATAGATTTGTTAAAGTTAATTCTGCAGGCGACGGATTAGAATTTGTTGTTGATCAATCAACAGATCAAAACTTATGGGAAACTATTGCCGCTGATACAGGTTCAACAACTGCTAGTACATTAACAGATACATTAACAATCGCTGGCGGAACTGACATTGCAACTGAAATAACTGATGGTACTCTTACAATTAATTTTAATGGAGCATTAGGCGCACAAGCACTTAATGAACTTTCAGATGTTACTACGGCAAATGCAGTAATTGGCTCAGCAGTAGCATATAACGGAACAAGTTGGGCTCCTCAAAATGGTGCAAGCATTACTTGGACTTTAGGTGCTAACGGAACTTCAGATTATACATTTACAGGACCAGGATTTCCAACAACAACTAATGACCCGGCATTATACTTAATGAGAGGAATGACTTACTACTTTGTAAACAACAGTGGAGGCAGTCATCCTTTTGAAATTAGAGTAGCAGATGGTGGAGTTGCATACAGTTCGGGTGTAGCAAATAATAATGCATCAACTGGTGTTATTACATTTACAGTACCAATGAATGCTCCGGCAACATTGTACTATCAATGTTCTGCACACAGTAATATGGGAAATACAATTAATATTGTAAGTTAAGGAACAAATTATGGCAAGTTTTTATCAAGGTACAGAAGTAGGAACACTACTAAAAACAGTAAAAGGAAGTAGATACTTTTACGGTTTACGTAGAACACAAGATGGCGATCTATACTTGGTAAAATCAGACCAAATGAAGAGCAGTGACGGTGTACAATTAAATAAACCGGGAGATCCAACACAAAATTATCCAGATTTTCAAAGAGGAATTGAATTTTTTGAAGGACGAGATGAAGAGCATAATACATCATATGACAACCTACGCTATGAACAGTTTAGATGGGACGATAGAAATTTAGTATATTATGTAGATGACGAAGGAAACTTAGTTGTTAGAATTAATCAAGAATACGATTTTCCAGATGGGGTATCTCCATAATGGTTAAATACAAGTAATATTAGGAAAGAGCGCAAATGGCTGAATTTAAAATTGATAGAATCCGATTTAGATGGACTGGACCATGGGTTACAGGTAAGCAATATATTAAAGATGATATTGTTTCGTATGGTGGTAAAACATTTGTATGTTTAAATGGACATACTGCGGATCCTGATTTTTACATTGATTATCTAAATCAAGTATTACCTAAATGGACACAGATGACTGATGGTTATCAGTGGGTTCAAGATTGGACACCTAATAGATATTATAAAGTTAATGATATTGTAAAATATGGCGGTGAACTATATTCTTGTATTGTAGGACACGATTCAACTGAGTACGAAGTACCTGCAACTATTACAACTGTTAATGTTACAATTGGCTATGACACTGGAAGATATACAACAACAGGATACGAAAAAAGTTCGACAGGTTCGATTTACTTAAACAATTTTGAAAGAAACGTTATTACTTTTAGAAAAGGTAGTACATATACGTTTTCACAAACAGAAGCATCAAATATTACTTTCGGCGGACAAGAACACCCGCTTGCATTTAGCAAATATGAGGATGGTGCAAACCAAGATACTCCTCTAGTTGATTATTATACAGAAGGATTTATATTTTATTTAGACGGAACCGAAGTTACTGATTCTGCTTATGTTGCAGGCTTTGGAGAAGCAAGTTCAAGAGAAATTCGCTGGACAGTTCCGCAAAATGCTCCAGACAAATTATATTACTTTGATAGAACTGTAAACAGTTTAGATAAGGGTTCTTATATCAATATTCAAGAGCCAACAGTAATTGGTACTAATGATTTTGGGAACTGGAGATTGCAAGTTTCAGGAAACAACTGGCGTTATGAATGGCAACCTCAAGTAATTTACAGAATCGGTGATGTTGTAAAATATAACGGAGTTGTTTATCGTTGTACAGCAGAGCACACATCATCTACAACAATTTCAGGATTAGAACTCGACCAAACTAAATGGCAAACAGTAACTAGATCAGATGATTGGAAAGATGTTTGGACACCGAGAACACGATATAGAAAAGATGACATTGTTCGTTACGGTGGTATTGTTTATCGTTGTTTAACTGGTCACAATAGTTCAAATAATGACGGCTTAGGACTTGAAGAAGATTCATCAGATTGGGAAATTTTAATTAGTGGTATTGAATACAAAGGCCACTGGATTCCAAGTTCTGAATTAAGTATTGATACCCTTACCGGCGGTATTGTAACAGTTCAAAGTCATATTTTCCAAACCGGTGACATGGTTGAATATTCAAGCGAAGGTACTGTAGCATCAGGATTAACTAACAATACATTTTATTATGTAAGATTAATTGATGGTAATAATGTATCTTTACACTTTAGAAAAAATGATGCTCTTGCAGATAGAAATCCTATTAATGTAGAGGGCGGCACCGGAAATCAAATTCTTATTAAACATGAGAGATATAGAGAAGGCGACATTATTCGCTTTGGTCCAAGTATTTGGCGTTGTAACACAGGACATAACTCTTCTGTAACATTTGCTGAAAGTTTCTTTGACATCTGGCTACCAGGATATGAATACGAATTACAATGGAATGAAGCAGAAATTTACCAACCAGGTGATATTGTTAAGTACGGTGGATATAGTTATACTGCATTAACTATTAATACTAACAGTGTTCCTAGTGTAAACGGTATTACACAAAACGTAGGTGATTGGGAACTTACTACTCAAGGTTATAGAATGGGTGGTCAGTTTAATCAAAACCCTGACGATCAAGAAACTGCTTCATACTGGGATATTAACACATCATATAGAACTGGAGATGTTGTAAGATTTGGTGGCTGGTTATATGTTGCACTAAGAGATAGCCAAGGTAGCGAACCTGATGATGAATTAGTAACATCAACTATTGCTATCACAGTAGGCAATCCGGGAAGTGGAAACAAATACTATGTTGATGGTGTAGAACAAGGTGACCTTACTTTAGTAGAAGGAAACACATACAAATTTGATCAAAGCGATAGTTCAAACTTAACACATCCGTTATACCTAAGCACATCTGCTGATGGATTTTGGGATGGCGGACAATATAACTTTTTAGAAAACGGTGTAACTTACTGGTTAGACGGTGTTCAAGTTGCAGACGCGGCGGCATATGACGCAGGATTTGCGGCGGCAACTGAAAGATATGTTCAATACATTGTACCGAGAGATGCATATAAAGCAAACTATCTAGTTTGTTATAATCACTCAGGAATGTATAGCGGTACATTAACTACAATTTATTCAAACAATTATTGGCAGACACTAATTGACGGAGATAGATTTAGAGGCAACTGGCAAGAAACATTCTTAGTTAATGCTACACCAGCGGCAAATAACTACTTCTTAGGTGATATTGTTACATACGAAGGCACATTATACCGTTGTATTAAAAGACATACTGCATCACAATCAGATTCAAGACCGGATCTTGATATAGAATATACACAAGAAAATTTCTGGCAAACATTAATTGAAGGCGGTAATTCTAACGTACTTCAATACAGAGGTGATATGAGAACATACACCTCTGAAGAAGCAAACTTAAACATTGGTAATCCGGGTGATGCAATCAAAGTTCTACCAAGTGACGACACTACTTGGGAATCATTAGATGAATCGAAAAACGTATTTTATGTTTCCCCAGAAGGAAAAGATATATCAGGTGCTGGTACAGGATTAACAAAAACTAACCCATTTAAAACAATTAAATTTGCGTGTAATTATATTTTCGACGATCAGGGATTAAGAGCACCTGCAACAATTATAGTTGCTACTGGACGTTATGAAGAAATTTGTCCAATCAGTGTTCCGGCTAATGTTGCTATTGTTGGTGACGAATTACGTTCAACTCACGTATCAGCAACGCCTGAAACTAAAGACAAAGATATGTTCCGTGTAAGAAATGGTTGTGGTCTAAGAAATATGACACTATCAGGTCTTGAAGGCGAACTTACAGATCCAGATGAATTCTTATTCAAACGTGTATCTCCAGGAAATGCATTTGTAGCACTTGATCCAGGTACAGGACCAGATGACGAAACTGTATGGATTACAACTAAATCAACATATGTACAAAACGTTTCAACGTTTGGTAAGCAATGTGTTGGTATGAAAGTTGACGGAGATTTACACAACGGTGGTAACAAATCTATTGTTGCTAACGACTTTACACAAATTATACAAGACGGTATTGGTTACTGGTGTAACGCAGACGGTTTGTCAGAACTTGTATCAGTGTTTACATATTATTGTTACATTGGTTACTTGTGTACTGACGGCGGTAAAGTACGTGCAACAAACGGTAACAACTCATACGGTGAATACGGTTCTGTTGCAATCGGATTTAACTTAAATGAAACACCTATTACTGCTAAAGTAGACAACTATTCTAAAGAAGCAGAAGTTGGAGCAGTTTACAATGACGAAAACCAATTGTTTGCTGTAGGTTATACTAATACAGGTAATCATTATACTGGTGCTGAAGTTGCAATTACAGGTTCAGGTGAAAATGCTTCTGGTAGAGTTACTGAAATTAGAAATGGTTCTGTAACAGAAATTAGACTTCTTGATCCAGGTGATTCTTCAAGAGCAGGTGGTTATGATTATACATATGCTAACAACAGAGCACAAGGTGGTAATGAAACTTATATTCAAATTGCTAACCAAGATGTTAACAACGAGGATTTTTATCGTAACAAACAAATTACAATCGTTGAAGGTGAAGGTAGAGGTCAATATGCTTATATTGATACATACGATTGGTTAAATGGTGGTGTGATAAATGTTCAAGTAAACAGTGCGGCGGATCCTTTATTAACTCCAGGTTCTTATACAGATGTTAAAGGAACTAGTAGTAATACAGATGCAGTAGAACCAACATTTACAGTTACTATTGACGGTTCGGGTGTAGCAACAGTATCAGCAATTACAGATTTAGGTCAAGGAAATAAAGGCGGAGATATTATTACAATTCTACCAACACAGATTGGTAATTCGGGAACTAGTGTTATAGTTGAAATTCTAGCAGTAACACCTGGTAGTAAAGATGTCACAGTTAAAAGACCGGTTGATGATCAACCAGGTTGGCAACATTATCTTCCAGGACAGCCAATTGCTACTGTACTTGACGAAACAACTAGATATGAGATTACTCCAAGATTAGTATTTGATAATCCACCATATACGCAAAACAGTGCGGTACTTCCATCGGGCGTAGTTAAAGATACTTGTTCTAAATTAATAGCCGGTGACAACATTACTGTTGTTGTAGGAACAAATTTAATTGCAAGAACAACCGACGGAACTACTTTTAATGATGCAACTTCTTATATTGATTTAAATTATGTTAGTGTAGCACAAACATCAACAGGCTTTATTGCTATTGATGGTAACGGTAGAGTTAAGTTATCTTCAGATGGAAATAGTTGGGGTGATGCAACTAGTAACTTATTAGGTTACGGACTAACATTTACTAAAGTAGCATACGGTACTGACTACGAAGGCAATAATATTAATATTGCTATTGCTGATTCAACTGCAAACATTTACAGATCATCAGATGGCGGAAATAATTGGACACAAGTTAATGCTGGAGTAAGTAACGTAAAATGGATTGCTCACGGTAACGGTAAATGGATTGCTGTAAACGAATCAGGCGATACTTGGGAAAGTGTTGACAACGGTGATACATGGACATCAGGTAACAACATCGGTGATGTGCAACATGATGTTGCTGACTTCTGTTTTGGTAACGGACGCTTTGTTGCATCTTGTTATGATTCTCCAAATGATTTATCAACAGTTAACAATAAATTCTTCTACAGTTTTACAGATAAAGTAACAGAAGCAAGTTCTACAGTTTGGATTGCTGGCAGTGAAACTGGAGTTGCAGATAATATCTTTATTAATTATTGCCAAGGTACATTCCTTGGAATTACAGAGAGCGGAAGTATTATCCAATCAGATGACGGTGTATTTTGGAGTGATAAAACAACTGCTGGCGGAACATTTGTCGGCATGGGGTATGGTGTAACTGCTGACGGTCCGATATTTTATCCATTCACAGCAGATACAGTTTCGTCAATCGAAACTATTCAAACTGGTGCAACAGCAAGAGCAACTTGTAAAGTTGAAGGAAGTAGAATTACAGAGTTTTACATTCAAGAACCAGGAAGTGGTTACGGCGGAAATCCACCAACATTAACAATTATTGATCCTGATGCAACTTCTAATGCAAACTATGATGTTAGAATGAGAAACGGAACAGTTGGTCAAATTGAATTTACAAACAGAGGTACAGGATACATTAATATCGGAGTTGCAATTACTGGCGATGGTTATGCAGACTTGTATCAATTAGGAACAAGTTTAGTTGTTAAAAACTTAACACGTGAACCGGGTCCTGGTGATAACTTGTACATTGACGGAATTAATGATCAGTTTTATGCTGTACAAGGTGTTAAAGATTTAACTGGCTCTGACGGTAATTACCAAGCAACACTAACTATTAGTCCAAGTTTAGATAGAGCAGAATCTCCAGAGCATGAAACTAATTTAACAATTAGACAGCAGTATTCCCAAGTACGTCTAACAGGACACGATTTCTTAGAAATTGGTAAAGGTAACTTGTATACTTCGCAGTATCCATTGCTTACTCCAATTGAAGGTTATGACGTAAGAGAGTTCCAAGAAACTGATAACGCCGGCGGCGGACGAGTATTCTATACATCAACTGACCAAGATGGTAACTTTAGAGTTGGTGAACTATTTAAAGTTGAGCAAGCAACAGGTATTGTTTCATTAAATGCTTCATATTTTGAATTAGACGGTCTAAGTGAACTACGTTTAGGCGGAGTTACACTTGGTGGAACTAACGCAGTTATTAGAGAATTCAGTACAGATCCGACATTTGCGGCAAACAGTAACGAAATTATACCAACACAACGAGCAATCGCTGGCTATGTTGACAGCAGAATTAGTGGTGGTGGTACAAACGTTAACGTAAACGCTGTGATTTCAGGTGAAGTTAGAATACAAGGAAGAAGAATTAGTTCAGATGCAAACAGAAAAATTAACATTAATACGCAAATGAATTTCCGTAAACCAGTAGATGGCGACATGGCGGCAATGGCATATTTTGCAGGTGGAACTAACTTCGGATTAACAGATGAGGGAGATGCTTCAACTCCACAAGAGATGGGAGCAGGGAAATAATAGATATGATAAATAGTATTAACACATTGTTAGGAAGCAAAAATGGCTGAGTTTAAACTAGGTAGAATTAGATTTATTTGGAAAGGTGCATGGACATCTTCTAAAGAATATTACAAAGATGACGTTGTAAGATACGGCGGACGTACATATATCGTTAATACTGGCCATATTAGTTCTAACGCTTTTACAACAGATATTGCAAATTTTGACTTATTAGCAGACGGTACAGAATGGAAGGGCGATTGGGCACTTTCAACAGTCTTTAAACCTAATGACATTGTCAAATACGGCGGATTGTTATACATTTGTAACACAGGTCATACATCAGCATCAACTGAATCAGACGGCTTAGAATTTGATCAAACTAAATGGGATCTATTTTCAGAAGGATTTGACTGGCAAGGTGCTTGGGGTGTAGCAACTCGTTATAAGGCTAACGATATTGTGCGATATGGCGGCGTTATGTATTTGTGTACAGAAGAACACACATCAGCGGCCGATGTTGCAGACGGTTTAGAATTAGACGAAACTAAATGGGATATTTTTGCACACGGACAAAATTGGCAGAACGTATGGACTGCAACAACACGTTATAGAGCAGGTGATGTTGTACGTTATGGCGGACAAGTATATATTTGTAACACTGGTCATACTGCCGCGGCAACCGATGCATTAGGATTAGAAGCAGATCAAGCAAAATGGGATTACGTACATAAAGGTATTGTATACTTAGGTAACTGGACTACTTCAACACGTTATAAAATTAATGATGTTGTTAAGTATGGTTCAGATATTTGGATTTGTACAACATATCATACTTCAGGTGCAACATTAGCATCTAATGAAAGTAACTGGTCAATTTTTGTACCAGGATTAGAATTTGAAGATAGTTGGCAGAATAATGTAAACTATCAACCAGGCGATGTTGTAACCTATGGTGGTTACTCTTACATTGCTATCACAAATAACTTCAATCAAATTCCGTTTAATAATGGAACACATTGGGATTTATTTACAACAGGATTTACTTTCCGCGGCGACTACGACAACAACTATGCATACAAGATTGGTGATGTTGTTCGCTTAGGTGGTTGGACATTTATTTCACTTGCAGACGGTACAGGTAACAGACCACCAGATGCAGTTTACTGGGATAAACTAAACGAAGGTTTATACTGGAAAGGTCCTTGGGTCGATAATGTTTATTATGACAAAGGTGATGTTGTTAGAGGTATTAACGATGTTAACTCTTATGTTTGTATCGCGGCACACACATCGGAAGAAGTTGGCGCAGGACAGAATAGACCAGATCAAGATACAGCAGGAAACTTTTGGAATTTATTATCAGGCGGCGCTGAAGTTGGCAACTTAACAACACGTGGTGACCTTGTTTATTACGGTGGTTCAGGACCAACAAGATTACCAATTGGATCTCCAGGACAAGTATTAAAAGTTAACCCAGCAGGAACTGATCCGGAGTGGGCATACTTTGGACAATTAGATGCTGTTTATTATACATCACCGAACGGTGAAGATTTAGCAGTTCCATCGGCTGGTGTTACACTTGACAAACCTTTTAAAACTGTAAACTTTGGTTTACAACAAATTGAAAAAGGTGCAAGAAAACCATATGCAACTCAACTGTTAAAAAGAAACAAAGCATTCATTCAAGATGAAACGTTAAGTTGGGTTGACACGCAAGTAATTAATTCAAGTGCTCCTTTCACAGGATCATTTACATACACTGCAACTAACTGGCGTAGAGACATAGGTACATTTATTGATTCACTTATTTGGGATTTATCACATGGTGGTAACAGAATGACTAGAGAAGAAACTCTAGCATACTTTGACAGTGCGGCAGATCAGTATTACGTATCGAACGATGGTATCACTGCTGAGTTTGCGGCGACACTAACATTTGTTACTACATTAATTGATGATGTTATTACACAAGATACCCCAGCAACTGATTATCAAGTTTTAAGAAGTGTTGCTACTCCAACATTGCAAATTAAAGATGCAACTGTTGTTGAAGAACCAGAAGCACAAGCAATCCTAGTAAATTTAAGAACGATTGCTTCAGCGGCATTAACAGCAGGAAACACTACAGGTGTTCCAGCAGAAATTATTGCTAACGATACACTGTTTATGAAAACAGGTACATTTACTGAAGTATTACCAATGGTAATACCAGAAAGTTGTGCAGTGGTTGGAGACGAACTACGTTCTTCAAAAGTTTCACCAGCAGGTAGTTTAGTAGATAGTTCAGATACTCCATACTCATTAGCAGGTATTACACATCTGGCTAGTATCATTGATGATATCATTACAAACACACCAATTACAAAAGCAACTAACAATCCGTTAGATCAAGATGTTGTATTACCAGCAGGATCGGGCGCGGCAGGAACTGAAGCGGCGGCGATTGCTACAGATATTAAAAATAAAATTGACTTTGCTCTGAATGCAATTGGTACTGATGTTGCACAAGCAGGTGTAAACACACCAGTTAAGACAGCAGGATATACTGACGCTGTTCTTAGATTAGAAGAAAATAAAGAATTTATTGCTGAAGATGTTACAAACTACATTATCAATACATATCCTAGTTACACAGACTTTACTCCGGCAAAGCAAGCATCATGTAAAAGAGATGTTCGTAGATATGTTGAAGCAATTCAAAATGACTTAATTTATACAGGACGTTATAAATCACTAAGAGCCGCAGAACAGTATATTAATGCTGTAAATGGTTCAATTGATAAACATATGTTCTTTGTACGTAACGGTACAGGTCTAAGAAACTGTACACTTATTGGATTAACAGGAACACTATCAAGTGCTAATCTTTATGGAACAAAACGTCCAACAGCAGGTGCTTATGTATCACTTGATCCAGGTTGGGGTCCAGCACATACAGAAGTATGGGTTAAAAACAAATCATGTTATGTACAAAACGTAACAACATTTGGTACTGCTTGTATTGGATTAAAAATTGACGGCGATTTACACGCAGGCGGTAACGACTCTGTTGTTGCTAACGACTTTACACAAGTACTAAGTGATGGTATTGGCGTATGGTGTACTAACTTAGGTAGAACAGAACTTGTTTCTGTATTCTCATACTACGGTCACATTGGTTACCTAGCAGAGAACGGTGGTAAGATTCGTGCTACAAACGGTAACTCATCATACGGTACATTTGGTTGTGTTGCTGAAGGTGTTGATGCAACTGAAGTTCCGATTATTGCATACACAGATAACAAAGCACAACAAGCAGTTGTTGGTAATATTTTAACAGATGGTGACAGAGTTTTAGCACTTGAATATACTAACGCTGGTAGAGAATATGATTTAAATGGCGGTAACGCAGTTATTTCAATTGGCGGAGACGGCTTTGGATTAGGAACTGTTACTCCAGTGACAAGAACTGCAGGTGTTATGGAAGTAAGACTTCTTAATACTAACGATGAATACGGTGGTGACGATTACTTAACAGTTGGTAACGCGGCACAGATTGGTAATTCAACAAGCATTACAATTTCAAACACTGATACAAATTCATCAGGAGCACTAGCAGGAATGGCTATTTGGCTAGTTGCAGGTTTAGGTGCAGGACAGTATGCATACATTGATACATATAACGCAGGTACAAAACAAGCAACAGTAAGAAAGATGTCAGATGGTTCGCCAGGCTGGGATCATATTTTAGGTGAGTCAATCTTAAGTTTACTTGACAGTACAACAACTTATCAAATTGAACCAAGAATTGAATTTTCAACTCCAGTTGGAGATGGTTCGAGCACATCTATTAGAGCATTAGGTAGAGTTAGAGTTGCTGATAGTAAAATTGCAGAAATTAAAATTATTGAACCTGGACAAGGTTACGATGATACTATAACATTCACTATCACAGATCCAAACAACACTTTAGATGCTCCATTGCAAGTTAGAATTGCAGACGGAGTACTTGCACAGCCAACATTTGCTGGAGCAACAAACGCTGGTAGAGGTAGCGGTTTTGAAACTGCTAGTGCAACTATTACTGCTACTCAACAAGAAGTTTTAGTAACAGGAATTACACAAGCAAGTCCAGCAGTTGTTAACGTTTCATTAGGACACGGAATTACAATTGATGGTACAAAGGTTAACATTAGCGAAGTTTTAGGTATGGTTAAGTTCTTTGACCCAACTGACTTTTATGTAAAAGTTGTTGATGCAAATAACTTTGAATTATACGAAGATCCATTATTATCTGTTCCAGTTGATACTAGTGCAGAACCATCATGGAACGCTGGCGGTAAAGTAAGATACGGTGGCGGATTTATGGATAGATTCCAACCAGGCAAGTACATTCAAATGTCAGGTATGAGAGCAGTTCCAAGAGCAGGTTCAAATATTGAATTTTCTAATCAATCAAACGTATTCTATAAATTGGTTGCAGTTACTAACTTAAGAGGTAACGGACCATACTCAGCACAGTTGCAAGTATCACCAGATATTCCAGTTGATACTGCACCAGAACACGCTGAAAGTTCAGAAGTAAGAATTAGATATTCACAAGTACGTCTAACAGGACACGATTTCCTAGACATTGGTACTGGTGATTTCACTAATACAAATTATCCTAATGTTCCATTACAGGATCCACAACCAGACAACGAAACTGTTGAAGGTGGTGGCGGTAGAGTGTTTTACACTTCAACTGACCAAGATGGTAACTTTAGGGTTGGTGGATTGTTTAACGTTGAACAGTCAACTGGTATTGCAACTCTAAATGCTGATGCATTTAACATTTCAGGATTGCAAGAATTACAACTTGGTGATATTGCACTTGGTAACACAGGCGCAACAATTAACGAGTTTAGCACCGACGGTACATTCTCCGCAAATAGCGACAGTATTGTACCGACACAAAGAGCAATTAAAACATATATCACGTCACAGATTGGTGGTGGTGCAAGTACTCTTAACGTTAACCAGATCATTGCTGGTCTTGTACAAATTTCCGGCCAGGAGATTACTACAACTACAGTAGTGCCAATTAACGTTGATGCTCAATTCAACTTCCGTGCTGGAATTGATGGAGCACCTGTGGCGCTAAATATGTTTTTAATGGGATAAAGGAGAATAAATTATGGCATCAGGAAGATTAGGAGCAAGCGATTTAACAGCGGCAACTAATACCACCGTTTATACTGTGCCAACTGATAACTATGCAGTTGTAACATTGTCGGTGTGTAATAGGGGAAACCAAGCAATTGGAGTCCAAGTAGCAGTGGCATCCGCTGATACTCCTACAAACGCAGAATACATTGAGTGGGAAGCAGAAGTTTTAGCCCACGGTGTACTAGAGAGATCCGGTATCGTCATGGACGCAGGTAAAAAGTTGGTTGTACGTACAAGTTCAGGCAACGTAAGTGCTGTAGCGTTCGGTATTGAGACATCGGCATAAATACAATAGAAGGATAAAACAATGGGAAGATATATTACTACAACTGGAACCGCTGGTACTGTATTAAGAACTACAGGAACGAGTTATGCGGCTGAAGTTAATGATAGAGTATTGTGTACATCAGGAGGCATTACAATTACGCTTCCAATTAACACAAGTTTGTTAGAAAACGACACAATACAAATTATTGACGTCACAGGTGCATTTAGTTCGTCTAATGTTACTGTAGCACGTAACGGCGCAAAAATTCAGAATAGAGCAGAAGATTTAACACTAGATATTGATAACGTAGCAGTTACACTTGTTTACACAGGTGCAACTTACGGTTGGATTATTTCAGGTACATAAGATAGGGAACTAGGATTATGGCATCACTTAGAAGTTTACTTAGCGACGTTGAACCAGCAAAGTCAGGTGTTCAAAGACAGTTTTGGGTATACATACAAAATGACAACATCGGTAACGGTGGAAGATGTTGTTTATGGACTGTGCCAGCCAATACTGTTAATGCAACATTTGAACTATGGGGCGGCGGAGGCGGTGGTCACGGAGCCTGTTGTTGCCAGTTTCCAAATAGACCAGCGGCTGGAGGTTCTTACGGTATTAGAACTATTCAAACAGTTGCAGGTTGCCAATACACAATCTGTGCAGGCGGTTCAACAGTATGTTGCTGTTTCGGATGTATTGGAGGAGACGGATATCCTAGTTTTGTAACAGGATCCAGTATTCCAACTACTTGTGCACCAGGCGGCTGTGCAGGTAAAGCGTGTTGTTTCACAGATGCATACACTTGTCATCCAAGTTTTGTATGGCAATGCGGAACAGGCGATTGGGGACTTCCTCAAATTTCAGGAAGTGCAAAAAGAAGTCAATATTGTCACAACCAAATGTGGAACTTTGTAACAGGTTCCGGAATGTTTAGCGTAGCAAGAAGATCAAGAGACTGGTGTGCTGGTAACTTTACCAACACGGGTGCTTGTTTTAACTGTCTAGCAATGTTCCCAGGTGGTGGCGGACCAGGCGGAGCGGCTTGCGGCGAACCATGTTGTTGGGGTGGCTGGGGGCAGGCTGGCGCGGTAAAAGTTAGTTATAGTTAAAAAGGAAAACGGAGAAAACATATGCCAAGTAATACAATTATAGAACAAACGTTCACATATGATCTGCCTGATGACTATCTAGCCCAGACAAATACAGATGGTAAAACCGCAACTGCCACTTATAACGGGCCAGATAAAATTTGGGTATTCATTGATAAAGATACAAGTCGTTCAGACACAGCGAGACTTGTGTTAACAGAAGAAGAAAACGGTGCAGACTTTCCTGTACCAGAAGGTCAATATAAAGTAATGATTGACTGTGCGGCAGATCCTAAACTTTGCTCATTGTTTGATGCAAAAGTTGAATGGGATACTGTACAAGGTCAAACAAATTTAGTTGTTGATCTGCCAGACGGCACAACTTATGAAAGACCAGATCCAATAGATGTTGATCACACTTACGAATTAGACGAGTGTACTTACAACCTAGACGGTGTATTAAGCGATGACGGTACAACCTATAATGGTGGTACATGGACTATGGCTTGGAAACAATCTTGGACTTCATGGGAACAATTAATTATTGTAAGAAACAATATGTTAACTGCTTCCGATAGTAAAATTGCTGATGATATGCCAGAAGCAACTAAGCAACTTTGGTTAGATTACAGACAAAAGTTAAGAGATTTACCAGCATTATATGGACATGGCACTGATAGTGAATTTCCAGCATACATGATTAACTTTCCAGTTGAACCAGGTGCAAATATTTTACCAATAGAGGACGACGAATAATATGTCTAGTTTAAGATCCTTATTACAATACGGAACTTCTTCAAGCGGATCAACACCGTTAAGAAGTTTGCGAGTTTATAATACAAGTATTACTTCGGACAACAACGGCGGACAATGTTGTTTATGGACAGTACCAGCAGGCGCTTCATGGGCGGCTTTTGAAGTTTGGGGCGGCGGTGGTCCAGGCGCAGGTGTATGTTGTTGCCAACAAGGTTGGTCCGGCGGATCAGGGTCTTATGGTAGAAGAATTATTGAAGTTAATAACGGAGATCAATTTACGATCTGTGCAGGCGGCTCAACTTGCTGTCATTCACGTTGTGTAAGTTGTAGAGGTTTTCCAAGTTTTGTTTGTGGACCAAGCGGATTTTGTATGTGTTCAGCAGGTGGCGCAGAAGCGTCTTCCAAGTGTTGGTTTAGCCAAAGTTGTTCATATAGCGGATGCCAAATGTTTAACTGCGGATGTGTTAATGGGGCTACACTAGCAATGTGTGGTACAACAGGTGGCGGACATGGATCTGCTCACTGTGCATCAGATATGCACCAGTTTATACCAAGTGCGCCTTTTACAGGTTCAACAAGAATGTCACGTTCAGGCTGTTATAGATCAACTGGTCAAGACCAAGGAGATCACGGTGTGTTTCCAGGTGGAGGCGGTGCATCAGGAGTAACACACGATGAAATATGTTATTGCGGAGCAAAAGGAATGGGCGGATTAGTAACAGTTTACTATACGTCAACATAAGGAGTAAATAGTAGTATGTCAACATTAAGAGATTTTTTATTCGGATACGACGATCCTAAAGCAGTTCCTAGAGAGATCGCAGTCTATAACACAAGCACAACTACTCCAAATAATGGCGGTAGATGCTGTTTATGGACAGTACCAGCAGGTGTAGCATATGCAACATTTGAAATTTGGGGAGGTGGCGCGGCAGGCGACGGTGCTTGTTGTTGTCAACAGGGATATCCATCATCAGGTGGATCCTACGGCCAAAAAGCCGCAGAAGTATCCGGTGGTGAACAATATACAATTTGTGCGGCAGGATCAACTTGCTGTAGACAAAAAGGAAACTGTCAACAAGGTTATGATTCATACGTATGTAAATCAGGTAACTGGTGTGCAAGAGCGTGTGGAGGAAGAGTTTTACGTACAGAGTGTTTCATGTATAACAACTGTTATTCATGTTGTAGAATGAGATTCTGTGTACACGGATTTAGCGGTATGGACTTCGGTGTTGGTGCTACGCAATCAACATCACAATTAAGTCAATACTGTCATGATAGAGGAAATATGTTCGTTGGCGATCCTCCAGGACGCGGCGGAATGAGAAACGGTCCAAATGGCTGTTGTTTATGGGGCGGATCAGAAGGTTTTGGTTTATTCCCAGGCGGTGGTGGAATGTCAGCACAATCATTCAGTGAAGTTTGTTGTTGCGGATCACCAGGAGCAGGCGGACTAGTATACGTTGTATACTACTAAGAGGTAAGGATAAAAATGACAATTATTAGAAAACAATTTAACTATCCTAAACCAGATGAATATTTGGGGCAGATTGATGA